CTTTTTCCACATCCTGTCTTCCTCCCTTGATGCTGTGCCTGGTGATATACTTGACAATGTTTCCTTCATACCATCCAAGATTGTTCTTGACGATATAATGGCTGGGCTGAACTGCCATTCTCTTGTAATGATCCCCACCTATTTGTTTCTTATGGGCACTCATATTATAAATCCTCCATCTCTTTGTGGTTGTACAATATGCAGGGCTCTTTTGGCGCGTGTAACCCCTACATAAAATACACGGCATTCATCGTCTGAATCTCTTTCCATGGCTTCATAAGCTTTACGTGATATGTCCGTCAGCAACATCACGTTGTCTGCTTCCCCACCCTTTGCTCCATGAATTGTACTAAGATGAATTTTTGGATCCTTCTCTGCCAAAGACCCCCTTAGTTCCACAGCTCGTAAAAATTCCTTGTCCCTGTTGCCAACTTTATCAAAAGCCACATCCCACGGACGTCCAGCTACCAATAATCCATGGTGCATGACTAATTCTTCTGTTTCATATATCTCTTTATTTGCTGTTTTTAATGTCTTGTGTCCTCTTTCAATTCCAATTTGACTTGACATATAGGAATAAATATCCTTGATATCTTTTAAAGATATCTCTTCCCCTTCATTTAATTTTTTCCAACATTCAACAGCATTCAACAATTTCTGGGATATAGGAAGTCTATTATTTCTTTTGTATAATAGTCCTTGCAATCTTACATCCCGTTCAATCTCATCCAACAGGTACTGTGTGCGTGCCATTACCAGCCATGTGCCATCTTTTTTTAAATTCACGCTCTCCGGATAGGAATGATACTGCAATACCCCCTGACTGTTGGTTCCTTTCCAGTTCTTAGGTCTCCTGTTTCTCACACGACCTATAATTCCTTGTGATAAATTTTGTATAATTTTAGGGCACCTATATGACTGGGTAAGTACTTCAGTTTCCCCTGGCATGTTAATTAAATGTTCTACATCCGCACCAGCCCATCTATAGATAGCCTGGTCATCATCTCCACTTATGTAAACTTCTTTCGCGTCAGCGCATAATTTATCCACCATGCGCCATTGCAGTGCGCATAGATCCTGTGCTTCATCCACGAATATAACCTGTAATTTCGGCACCATTCCTGAATCCAAATACAGTTCAATCATGTCTGTAAAATCAAATAATTCCTTTTTCTTTTTAAATTCCTCCAATGAACGTTGAGCCCGAAGAAGCGCATGCCAAGATACATCCTGTAAATTTGATTCATTATAATGTGTCTCTAAATCCAAACATTTAAGCCTGGCCAAGTTAGCTTCATTAATTAATACATTGTCTGTTGTAAAAACTCCTCCAGAGTCTATTCCATCAGTAATGAATCCTAGGTCCATGCCAAATGCTTGGGCGAACTCCTTGTAATTGTCCCTCGACATTACTTCAGACTTCGTAAGTCCTAACTGATGAAACGCAAAGGAATGTAGTGTCCTGAAATAAGGAAGATGCTGCTCTTCCAGGTTAAACTTCTCCATTGCCCGGTCCCTCGCTTCATGCGCCGCTTTTTTTGTAAAAGTAACGAACGCAATACGGTCCGGCGGTGTTCCCCTTGCGAGCTCCTGCTCCACTAGGTTCAATAGGTTATGTGTCTTGCCGGTTCCTGGTGGTCCCAGTATTATTTTAGAATGGGGCACTGTCTATCTCCTTTATGTCAAATGCTGAATCCTGTTGCTGGTATGCAGGCACGCCCCACACCCTAACTGTTCTTCCCTTTATGCTAAACTTGTCACTTTTTCCCTTAAGATTTCTTAATGCCTGCACTAACTGTCCAGTGTTAAAATACGTAAACTTATTTCTTGTCAAGTAATCCTGTAAATCCTTTAATCGAAACCAGGTAGTTCCTTCCTCTGTCCATGGTTTTCGTAATATTAATTCATCACGGTTTAGGGCTTGGACACGATCAGTGCAAAACTCCTGGAGGAAAGATTCGAACTGACCGGCCAAGGACCCATCATCAGAAACAGGAATTTGAATAAGGTTAATAAATAACCTCTCAATTGCCTCCTGCCATACTGACTGTTTTACGACAGGGGGCATTGTATTCAAAGCATTCATACATTTCTTCTGAAACTTTGTCTGTATCTGCAATTCCTCTGTCTGTAATTCCATGCGTGTATCACCAACATCCAAAAACCACACTGGTGGATCTGTGCATAACTTGGTGAGTGCGCTAAACTCTAATGAGCCGTTTCCATTTGATATTCCATGCTTGCGTGTCCTGCAAACTTTAGCATTGCAATAGGAATTAATGGGTGGCTCCTTGCATCTGTAATTGTATTCTTTTTTTTCTAACTGCTTTTGAACAATGATAACTTCCTGGGCCGCCAGGGGCGGTGTCATGTGGATCCTGTTATGCTCTTCAAGAAGTGTCTTCCAGTTATCCGGATCAAACTTTCTTAAGTAAACTCCAATGTTAAACAGTCCGTTGTTCCGCGTTCCTTCCGGAAATCCCTGCGTGCACAGTTGCTGTAGGCATGGTGGACCGTCCTTTATGACTTCAGTGGATACCTGGATTGCAATTTGGTCTATATCCACCACAACATATTTGTTGTATAACTCAATGAACTCCCGCAATGTTGCGGCGGTCCCATCATCTTTATAGGCATACCTCGTTGTACTTTTGGCGTTATAATAGGGAAGATTTAAGAAATTTCCTAGATCCCCTTTTTCAATTAATATTGTGGATTGCTTTGGAAATACTTCAACGGAAGAATATCCTAGCCCTGCTGCAACCTCTCGTAGCTTCTCTCTTATCCGTTTTGCGGCGATTGGTTTTTTAAAAAATAAAAATATGTGAAGTCCCCCGCTCTTGGAACGGCAGGGAACTAATGGTAATTTTAGTGTTCTGATGCTGTTTATTATTTTACGATAATCAATAGGATAAGTATCAATATCAATACAACCCCACTGGGATGTATTATCAGCCATAATAGGAATAATGCCCAAAGAAGGACCCTCGCCATCCAAATGAGACTGCCATAAATCATCCGTGACAATTTTTTTAACAATATAAGATTTTCCTTCCTGCTTACCGTCAGCACGTTTCCCTTCGGATTGGTGCTGACCATAAGCCACGTCGAGACCTTCAAATATAGATTTGAATTGTTTCACTAAACCTCCAGTTTATAAAAACTTACCCTAAAACGGTATGTTTTCGTCGCTTTCTTTGCTGTTTGATTGTGGTGCCTCTTTTACAGGCTCCCCCTCAACAGTAGGTTTAGCTTCTACATCTCCTCTTGATGCTGCGGTTGAAAATGATTTTGCTTCATTATAAATTGAAGCGTCCTCAACTTGACCAACTTTCTCAACTTGATACCCAAACCAACTTCCACGATCATTGGACTCACTAACTGTAGTAAGCTTGTAGATCACTGCGTAAGTAGGTGGAGTAAAACTCCCCGATGGACCAGTAACTTTTTGGGTTAGCATTAAGCTGTTCCAGCGTCTGCTCTTTTTTAATTGAGTAGATGTCATGCTGATAACGGCTTGTGACCAATTGCCATCAGTTCCTTGAACCAAGACATAGTGATACGCTGTAGTGGCAATGTAATTGCCATTTTCCAACACATCCTTAAATGTCATTTGGTCGCGTTTCGTTTTAGACAGGATCCCGCTATCGGCATCATGTGCTTCTACAAATCCGCCACCGGATTCACGTGGTTTCCATTCCACGTATCGTAGTTGATAAAGGACAGGAATCACGTTTAATGAATCACTGACTTGTTGCGAAACAGTATTATAAAACTGTCCCACTTTTGCTCCTTCAGCATATTCCGCTTTCGCTGGATTAAGCTGGGGGCTGGTTGTTTGTAGTATATTGATATAAGGGATAGCAATGTCTCTTGATAAATCAAGATTGCCAAATCCACTTGCATTCTTTGAATCACTAGCAAGAACTGCTAGATCTAGTTTTGTCGCTGCTTGCGCAACTGCTTTAGTCTGTGCCATAGGCCTTTCTCCTTTAGTTTTTAATCGTTGTTTTTTGTCCGACGTAAGCTCCTAACAAGTCCATAGGCAATTGTTTGCCTGCTTCATGTTGCTCACGTATAAATGCGCGAAGGGTGGAAGGTTCGACCCATTCACGTTGTGAGGATTGA